GCGGAAATGTCGTAGCAACTTTTACACTTATTGCAGGTGAAGTATCTTTCGTAAGAAAGAAAAGAGAAGAAAAAATCTTTGCAGCACACGCCGAAGTATTAGGTGTTGGAATCGTTACTCCATAATGAACAGTACTTTAAGAGCCATATGGCTAGGTAATCTAGAGCATATTGCTAGAGGCACTTTATCATCTATTGATAAGACAATAGAAGAAACAGGTGTCGTAAGTGAAGACCATGAAACTATGAGTAATCTTTGCATGGGTTACTTATATCTATTGTCTCAAGCACAAGATGCAGGACTTTTAGACATAGAGTCTCCCGCCCCCATAATCAAAACAATAAATAAAACAGAAACTATTCATTAATGATAGAAGTAAGCAGAACAGATATAGAAAAATCATCTATAATGGATTTTGAATCTAATAGTAGATTTATAAAATTACCTATAGATAGTTATTTAGAACTACTAGGTATAACTCCTAATACTGCTCAAATGTCATTAATTAATGCAATCAACAATCCCAAATATAGGTTCATCTGCGCTGCTATCTCTAGACGGCAAGGTAAAACCTATATTACGAATGTAATTGGACAACTTGTGTCCCTCGTGCCTAACTCACATATTTTGATTATGTCACCTAACTATTCTCTATCTCAAATTTCTTTTGATTTACAAAGACAGTTAATTAAACATTTTGATTTAGAGGTAGTAAGGGATAATGCAAAGGACAAAGTAATAGAACTATCAAATGGTTCTACTATAAGAATGGGGTCTGTCAACCAGGTGGATTCAACGGTTGGTAGGTCTTATGATTTAATAATTTTCGATGAAGCAGCTCTCGCTGATGGCAAAGATGCTTTCAATGTGGCGCTTCGACCTACACTAGATAAAGAACAAAGCAAAGCTGTATTTATTTCTACTCCAAGGGGAAGAAATAATTGGTTTGCAGATTTCTACTATAGAGGATATAGTGAGGAGTTCAAAGATTGGTGTTCAATACGAGCAACTTATCATGAGAACCCTAGATTTAGTGAAGAGGACATAGTTGAAGCGAGAAGAGCTATGTCTGAAGCAGAATTTGCTCAAGAGTATTTAGCAGACTTTAATACTTATGAAGGGCAAATCTGGAACTTTAATTTTGAAGAATGTGTTGCAGACTTGAGTCAATTGGATACTAGTAAAATGGATATCTTCGCAGGTCTTGATGTTGGGTACAAAGACCCAACAGCGTTTTGCGTTATAGCTTACGATTGGGACGAGGAAAAATATTATCTCGTAGATGAGTACCTTGACGCTGAGAGAACTACTGAGCAACACGCAATACAGATTCGTGAAAAAATAGATAAATATGGTATAGATTATATTTATATCGATTCGGCAGCTCAACAGACTCGATTTGATTTTGCCCAAAATTATGATATATCTACAATAAATGCTAAAAAATCTGTTCTTGATGGAATCTCTAATGCGGCGGGTATTATCGATAATGACAAACTTATTATCGACCAGAGATGTGGACATACCCTATCGGCAGTCGACCAGTATCAATGGGACAACAATCCAAACTTAATGAAAGAACGCCCAAAACATAACATGGCAAGTCATATGAGTGACGCCTTACGTTATGCGCTGTACACTTTTGAGACATCAGCAAGTACTTTCTAAGAGTACACCTACAAAAAAATAATTGTTGACAAAAAGGTAAAATTTTGGTATAATTTTTATTAATAGGAATTTATGGATTTAAAACGAGATTTAGTTAAGTACGTCAGAGACAAAGCGAAATCAGGATATAAAAAAGACACCCAGTGCTTTATCTGTGGAGAAACAGAAGATTTAGAGTTTCACCACTTCTACGGATTGACTGAACTTTTAGATTCATGGCTTAAAAGTAATGAAATTACTGTGAAAACAGTTGACCAAATAATGGAACTTCGTGAAGATTTTATTACTCAATATAACAATGAAATATATAACGAAGCTGCTACACTATGCAAAGCTCACCACAGGAGGCTCCACAGTATTTATGGTAAAAGACCTAAATTAGTGACAGCTAAAAAACAAAGAAGATGGGTGAATATACAGAGAGAAAAACATGGCATGGTATGACAGAATTTTAGGCATTGAAAGGGAAGAAAAACTTAACCCTGCTCAAACCTATATAGCCTTAGATGAAGGCTTAACGATTGATACTCGTGAAAAGAAAGATAACTATCGTTCAGCATATGAAGAACTAGAAGTTGTAAATAGAGCTGTAAATATGATAGTTGACGACACTTCGGACATTCCTCTTACAGTAGGACAAAAAGTAAATGGTATAGCACCAGTCGTAGAAAATATTCGAAAGACTCGTGTTGATTTATTACTTAATAAAGAACCGAATCCTTTTCAGGATATCAATACTTTTAAGAGAAATCTTATAATTGATTTACTGATTGATGGTAACATATTTATTTATTTTGATGGTAGACATTTATATCATCTACCTGCAAATAATGTAATCATTCATTCGGATACTAGTACATATATAGAAAAGTTTGAATATGACGGTCATATCAACTACACTCCTAAAGAAATAATACATATTAAGGAAAACTCATTTAATTCTATCTATAGGGGAGTACCAAGATTAAAGCCAGCATACAGAACAATGTATTTACTAGACAGTATGAGAAAGTTTCAGGATAACTTTTTCAAAAATGGAGCAGTTCCAGGATTAGTACTAAAAAGTCCAAATACTCTTTCTGAGAAAATCAAAGAAAGAATGCTGCAAGCATGGCAAACTAGATATAATCCAAAGAGCGGAGGAAAGCGCCCACTAATATTAGATGGTGGACTTGAAGTTGATAATTTAACAAAAATTAATTTCAAAGAGTTAGATTTCCAAACTTCTATAACTGCAAATGAAAAAATAATTTTAGAAGCTATGGGTGTTCCACCCATACTTTTAGACGGTGGTAATAATGCAAATATTAGACCTAATCATAGACTCTATTATTTAGAAACCATACTACCTATTGTTAGAAAAATATCGTATGCTTTTGAAAGATACTTTGGGTTCAAGATTTCTGAAGATATAACAGGAGTTCCTGCTCTTCAACCTGAACTTAGAGACCAAGCAGCGTATTATGCTACATTAGTAAATACAGGAATTATATCACCAAATGAGGCTAGGGAAGCCTTAGGAAAAGAACCACTAGATGGTGGAGAAGACTTAAGAGTCCCAGCAAATATAGCGGGTAGTGCAGCAAACCCCGAAGAAGGTGGGAGACCACCACAAGAAGAGGAACAGGATAATGGCGAACAAGAAAGCAATACTTGAAACACTAGCAGATTACTTTGCGGAAAAAGGTATGATGATGACACCTTCTGAATATAAAATGCAAGAAGATGCTCCTATTCGTTATATGGCAGCTAAAAGACCTTTTGGGTCTTGGGCTCGTATGCAAAGTATGTTAAAAGTGAACTTTCCAGGTCAATGGGCCAAAGCTACGGAAGAGGTAGTGGTTGAAAAACCAAAACCAGCCCCTAAGAAAGCAAAGGCAGCTCCCAAAAAAGCTGAGAAATAAGGTAGGTACACATGGAGAAAATTTTTCATTGGACTAATACTTTTAAAACTCTCGGTGAGTCTGAAGATGGTAGTGTTGATATTAAAGGATTAGCAAGTACTAATGCTTTAGATAGAACTGGAGATGTTATTAATCACGATGCATGGATAAAAAATAATGGATTAGATAATTTTAAAACTAATCCTATTATTCTGTTTAATCATGATTATAATAAACCTATTGGTCGTGCGACTTCCATGGAAGTAACACAAGACGGCCTGGAGCTTGGAGCAAAAATCTCTAAGTCTGCAGGTGAGATAAAAGATCTTATTAAAGATGGTGTTCTTGGAGCCTTTTCTGTCGGTTTCAGAGTCAAGGACGCAGATTATAATTCAGAAACTGATGGATATAAAATAAAAGACGCTGAACTATTCGAAGTATCTGTTGTTAGCGTACCAGCTAATCAAACAGCAGTCTTTTCTATTGCCAAGTCCTTTGACAATATGGCAGACTACGAAAAGTTCAAACAACAATTTACTGCAGGTACTGCAGATAAGGCTCAGAAGATAGACACAAACGTGGATATTGATGCGCCACAAGCCGCGGGTAAAACCGTTTCACAGGAGAAACCTATGTCTACAGAGAAGACAGAAGCTCCAGCTGGTGTTGACTTGAAAGCATTCGCAGAAGAAGTAGCTAAATCAACTGCTGCTAAAATTGCAATGCAACAAGCTGAACAGAAAGCTAAAGAGCTGGCAGAAGCCGAAGAAGCAGCTGAGTTAGAAGCTCAAGAAAAAGCTGCTGTAGAAGCTGAGCAAGAAAAGGTCAAGACAATCGTAGAGGTTGGCATGTCAGGAGCTGAACAGCTCATGAATGACGTTGAAAAACGTGTTTCAGAAAAGCATGAAGACCTTGAAAAAGTTGTCAATGAGTTAAAAACTGAACTCACTGAGAAAAAAGACGAAATCGAAGCAATTCGTGAGTCAAAAAGAATTTTTGGTGACAGAAGCAACTCTGACTGGCAAAAAGCATTCCAAAGCGATATTGATGACGCTTGGGTAATGGGTCTTGCTACAGGTAAAGGTTGGGATACTAACCTTGCGAAAAATGTGATGGAAAAAGTTAACGCTCATTCAGGTGTTGGCGTATCTAGTGCAGACTTTGAGCAAACAGTATCAACTAATATCGAAAGAGATATTCAACTCGAGTTAGTATTGGCTCCTCTATTTAGAGAAGTTCCAATGCAATCAGCAACTCAAATCATTCCTATCCTACCAGATGCAGGTTACGCAGAATTTACAAGTAACCAAACAGCTTCTGGAAGTTCACCACATGGTAACTTAGAGGAAAGAGGTGATACATATGGTTCGCCATATGCTGGTGTTGATTTAACTGAAAGAACTCTTTCAACTAAAAAACTTATTTCACAATCTTACTTAGGTAATGAAACTGAAGAAGACGCAATTCTACCGATTCTTCCTTTAATTAGAGAATCTATCGTTAGATCACATGCAAGAGGTATTGAGAATGCTATACTAGTGGGTGACCACGCTGATGGTGTCTATGGCACATCAGGAGCTTCTTTTGCTGGATTAGTTAAGTTAGCTGTTGCTGATGGTAACACTACTACATCAAGTACTGCATTTGCATCTGAATCTTTAACAGCAGCTGATTTATTAGCAGCTAGAAAGAAAATGGGTAAATACGGAATTAACCCAGCAGATGTAACATACATTGTTAACTCAACTGAGTACTTTAACTTGCTAAGTGATGCTGAGTTCCAAGATGTTAACCTAGTTGGCAACGTGGCAACTAAGCTTAACGGTGAAATCGGAGAAGTCTTCGGTTCTAGAGTAATCGTTTGTGACGAGTTTGCTACACCAGCAGTCTCTAAGTTCTACGCTTTAGCCGTATATACGAAGAACTATTTAATGCCTAGATTAAGAGGCGTTACAATTGAGTCTGACTATCAAGTAGCAGAACAAAGAAGAGTTTTAGTAGCTTCACAAAGATTAGGATTTACTGATCTTATTGACGGAGCAACTTCAGTTCACGCTTTAAAATACAAAGCTAGTTAATAGCTAATATGGTGGGGAGCAATCCCCACCATACTTTTTGAGGAGATTATGGCAGATTTAATAACATTACAGCAGTATAAAGATTTTGCTGGACTACAAGGAGTTCAAACGGACGCCCGTATAAATGTTATCATCGACTCTGTTAGTCAGCTCGTAAAAAATTACTGTGGAACATCATTTATTGATTTTTACAGTTCAGATAAAACTGAATTTTTTGACATATTGGATAATCACACTACTAGAATAATGCTTGGAGAAAGCCCTCTAGTAAGTGTTAGCCAAGTGCAGGAAAGAGAAGACCAATCAAGTTCTTATGTTACACTAATCACAGAAAATTCTGACAGTAGTGATAAATATGAATATATGATTGATACTGTTACAGACAGTATTGTTCGTACAAATAGTACTACAGATATTCCTTTTCCTCGTGGAAGAAAAGCAGTAAAGGTGGTATATAGAGCTGGATATAGTTCTACACCTGAAGATTTAAAACTTGCATGTTTTGATTTAGTTAAGT